CGGAACAAGGACGGGGACGAGATCGTGAACATCGGAGCGATCATGGAATTCGGCGCGACTATACAGCAACCCAACGGCGTGACCATCGTGATCCCGGCGAGACCGTTTCTGCATCCGGTGATGGAGCAGTACAAGGAGGAAATACAGCATTATTACGCGGAGGCGATACTTGGGCTCCTTCGTTAAGGAAACAGTAGAGACGCTGATCCGGATGCTTCAGACGGACGTGACCCCGCACACGGTGCTCGTGCCTCCGAATGAATACTACGAGATCAAGCACACGCCATCGCTTCTCGTCATCGGCCCGAAAATGGAGGAGAACCGCGCGAAACGTGTGTCGGAGAAGATCGTGGTGATAGACCGCGACGCGCTTACTTACACGGAGCGCAACTGGCCCCGGTTCTACCATCTGGATTTCGATTTCGTACTCACGGCGGGCAATGGGATGGAACTTCTCGAACTTCAGGAGAGCCTGATCGCGTTTTTTCTGGAAAACATCGCGGTGGCCGTGCCCGTTTCCGCCGGATGGGGTATCGGCCCGTTAGGGATCGAACCGTGGGGCTCGGAGGACGGCGCCCTGAGGTTTTACCTCCGCGAGATGATCCCCATCGGAGGGCTGGATCGCCCGAACCTATCGAACCTGCGGCAGGCGTCCGGCAGGTATCGCATCGAGGACGTACCGATATTCGATCACGTTCTCGAGGAAGGTAAACTCGTTCTCTACCGGGACTTCGTTTTATGTGATTTCAAAACGAGGACGCCGGTTGAGACATTTTCACGATAAAGAAACGAGGTGAACCGTTTTGAAAAACGTTCTTTTGAAAAACATTTCCGGCGCACTTTTAACCGTGAACATCGGACCGAACCGGGGACTGCATCTTCTGGCCGGCGAGACGAAAAGCGTACCGGCGACAACTATTGAAAACCCCGACGTGTTCCGGCTTTTCCGAAAAGGGTTTCTTTCCGTCTTGGATGAGCAACCCGCACCCGAGAAAAAGAAAGGAAAATCCTGATACACAGGAGGTGACCAATCCATGCCCGAATATTTATCCCCAGACATTTTTATCGAGGAGCGGGAGAGCACCCGGCACACTATCGAGCGCGTCAGCGCATCGGTGGCCGCGTTTTTCGGCATCGCGGAGCACGGGCCCGTGGGTGTTCCCGTCCTCATCACAAGTTTCGCGCAGTTCAAGCGCATCTTCGGCGGCTATATGCCGAACAGCCACCTCGCTTATGCCGTGGACGGGTTCTTCAAGAAGGTTAAAGGGCGCTGCTACGTCGTCCGTATCGTGCACTACACCGATATCACTGATGCTTCCACCGCGACATGCGCCACGAGCGCGACAACGCTCAATGACCGTGCCGCGACGCCCCTGCCGACGCTCGGCGTGAAGGCGGTCTCTCCGGGAAAATGGGGCGACGGCATTTCCGTGAAGATTGAAGCGGCGACAAACAGGCCCGCGGAGCATTTCAAGATGAAGGTCTATCTGCGAGGGACGCTCGTCGAGCTGCACGATGACCTGTCGATGGACGCAACATCTGAGAACTATGCGCCCGAGCGCATCAACGGCAAATCCGAATTCATCGTCGTGGAAAACATCGGCAGCGCGTCCGCCGCGCCGGAAAACAGACCCGCGGAAGGATTGTTCCCTCTCACGGGCGGCGACGACGGCCTCGTTGACATCGGCGACACGGATTACGTGGGAAGCCAGGCGGCGCGCACGGGCGTGTTCGCGTTCGATCCCGTGGACGAGATAAACATTCTGGCCTGCCCGGGCATTACCACACAGGCGGTGCAGAACGCGCTCTGCACGTACTCCGAGCTGCGGCAGGATTTGTTCGTGATTCTCGATCCGCCCTTCGGCATGAACGTGACGGAAATTAAGGAATATGTTCAGGACGCGGCGGCGTTCAACTGCCGGTTCGCGGCGCTCTACTACCCGAACATCATCATTCTTGACCCTCTCTCCCACAAGAACCGGCTGGTTCCGCCCTCCGGACAGCTCGCGGGAATCTACGCGATGACTGACGTGGTGCATGGCGTCCACAAGGCCCCGGCGGGAATCGAGGACGGCAAATTCGCGGACGTTATCGGCCTCGAATACACGCTCGACAAGGCGCAGAGGGACACACTGTACCCGGCGCGCATCAATCCCATCGTTAAGAAGCGCGGCGTGGGCGTGGTGGCGTGGGGAAACCGGACGCTCTCGGCGCTCTCCGACTGGCGCTCGATAAACGTGCGGCGTCTGTTCCTGAACGTGGTGGAATCCATCGCCGGGGGAACCGAGTGGGCGGTGTTCAAACCGAACAATCCGGAACTGTGGAAAGACCTCGCGACCACGATCACGCTGTTTTTGAAGGAATACTGGCGCGAGGGCGCGTTTTTCGACGGCGGCACGGGCAACTGGCGGGATGCCTTCTACGTGAAGTGCGACGGCGAACTGAACACGCAGGAGATCATAGACCAGTACAAGGTCGTAACCGAAATCGGCATCGCGCCCACAAAGGCCGCTGAGTTTGTTATCTTCCGCATCACGCAGTGGGACGGCGGAAGGTTAATCGAAGAGACAATGGGGGGTGCATGACATGCCCGCACAGGCAACAGCGATAAATTATTGGGACAAATACGCCTTCATCGTGAAGATCGACGGCGTGGTCCGCGCGGCGTTCAACAAGTGTTCCGGCCTGAAGGCCGAAGCCGAGGTCATCGAATATTCCGAGGGCGGCGCGCTCACGCCTCACAAACAGCCGGGCACGATCAAGTTCGACGACATCGAACTCGAGCGCGGCATGACGGAAGACGACGACCTCTACAACTGGTGGGATGAGATTTACAACCACTCATCGGGGACGGGCTCGGCGGACGAGAAGCAGTACAAACGCAAAGTGACAATTGTACAAAAAGACCGCTCCGGCGCGGAACTGACCCGCTGGGTCATACCGAAAGCATTCCCCGCCGCGTTTGAAACCGACGACTGGGACAACGAGTCCTCCGAGCACCAGATCACAAAGCTGACGCTGGCGCACGAGGGATTCGAGAAAGAGTGAGGTGACGCATGGAACTCTACACAGAGAAAGTAACGCTGCCGTCCGGGCTTGAATGCACCATCCGGGAAATGACAGCGACCGAGGAAGGATTTCTCGCCAGCCCGAAGATGCTCAAATCAGGCGAGGCGTTCGAGAAGATTCTCCGCAACTGCGTGATCGAGAAAGATGTCGACCTCGACAACCTGCTCGTGGGCGACCGCTATTACCTGATGCTATCGATCCGCCGCCTCACGTTCGGCGACTCCTACGACTTCAAGGTGCGGTGCGGCTCGTGCGGACACACGTTTAGCGTGGACATCAATCTCGCGGAATTGCCGGTCAAGAAACTCGACGGCGACCCGGACGCGACGCACACGATCACGCTGCCCCGCACTGGAAAGAAAGTCACGTTCCGTCTGCTTCGCGGCCGCGACGAGAAGAAAATCTCCACCACGCTCCGAAAAACCCCGCAGGAGATAATCCGGCTGTCTCTTCTCCTCCACACAATCGCCGTGGACGGGGACGAGAACTTTTCGGAGAAATTCTTCGAGACACTGCCGGGGGCGGACTCGCAGTTTTACCGCAAGGAGATCGACGCCGTCACGTGCGGCGTGGACACCGTGGTCGAGGCCTCGTGCCCCGAGTGCGATGATGAATTCGAGGTGCAGCTTCCGATCAACGAATATTTTTTCTTCCCCGGTACCCGGAAGAGCAAATCTTAGAGGAATCGTTCTTCCTCTGCTATGGACGCGGGCCGTTCAAGTCGCTTGAGGAAGTCGAGCGGCTTCCGGCCCGGGTCCGGCAGTGGTTCGTGGAGCGGCTCTCCGACCAGTACCGTGAAGAGGAACGCCAGATGAAGAGCGCGGCGAGAAGGAAAAAATGAACAACTTCGGACTCGGCATACTCATACAGGCGAAGGATCAGGCGTCAGCCGTTTTTCAGAAAGTGGAGCGCAATTTCGATTCCCTTTCAAAGAAAAGCGACGAGCTTGCTTCGCGCATGCAGGCGTCCTCGAAGACATTCTATGCTGGCATGGGGATGATGGGTTCCGGGGCCGCGATGCTGGGCGGCGTCGCCGCGACGATCAAAGTCGCCGGTGACTTCCAGGAAGCGATGATCGGCGTGCAGAAAACCACCGGCATGGCCGACGCGGACCTCAAAAAACTCGGCGACACGTTTGTCGAGATGTCTTCCAAGATGCCGAACACGGCAAGGGAACTCGCCAACATCGGCGAGATCGGCGGGCAGCTCGGGATTAACGGCGTGGAGAATCTCGCAGCGTTCACCGACACGGTTGCAAAACTCGCTTCCGTTTCCGAGTTCTCGGCGGAGGAAGGCGGCGCGGCGCTCGCCAAGATCGCAAACCAGTTCAAGATTCCGATCAAGCAGGCAAAGAACATGGGGTCGGTTCTGAACGAGCTGTCGAACGTGTCGACCGCAACCGCCCCCACTATTGCCGATCTCACCAGCCGCATGGCGGGCGCGGGTTCCACACTGGGGCTCACGATGCCGCAGATTTCGGCCATCGGCGCGGCGCTCACGGACATGGGTATCTCAGCTGAAGTGGGCGGCACAGCCATGTCCGACATGTTCATGGAGATGATGAAGCGCACAGACGAGTACGCAAAAGTAGCAGGAATGTCCACCGCTGATTTCAAACGCCTGATGGAGAAGGACGCGCTCGGCGCGATCATGAAGTTCACGGACGGCATGAAAGGAATGGATAAGTTCCAGGTGGCCGCGCTCCTGAGTGATCTCGGCATCGGGGGCGCCCGCGGAACGGACGTTCTGCTCAAACTCGTCGAGGCGACCAAATCCGCGAACGGCCAACAGTCGCTGCTTGGTAAATTCGTGGACACTTCCAACAAGGCGTTCAACGAGGGAACGTCGCTCCAGAAGGAGTATGACAACTCACTCAAGGGCATGAACGCGCAACTCAAGATCGCGTGGAATTCCGTGGTCGCGCTTGCCATCGATATCGGCCAGCAACTGGTGCCTTACATAACGAAAGCGGCGAAAGCGGTTTCATCGTTTGTTCAGGGCATCAAGAAATGGAGCAAAGAACACCCGGGGGCGTTGCGGGGAATTGTGCTCATCGTCGCGGCTCTCGGCGGACTGCTTCTTGTCGGCGGCGCGATACTCACATTTCTCGGCGCGCTCGGAATGTTGTCGGTCGGGCTCGCTTCTCTTCCCATGGCCGCTGGAGCGCTCGGCGGCGTGGTAGCCGCAATCTGGCCCGTCATTACCGTGGTCGCGGCGGTGATCGCCATCGGGTATCTGCTTTACAAAGCCTGGACGACCAACTTCATGGGAATCCGGGACATCGTTCTGCCCATTCTTCAGAGGCTGAAAGCGAGATTTTCTTCCTTCATGAAAGAGCATGGTGACACAGTGAAAGCGTTCGTGGGAATAGCGGGAAAAGTCGTCTTTGCAGTCATGGCGATCTCCGGCGCGATACGCATCGTTCGCGGAGTTGTTTCGATGGCCACAACCGTGTGGCGCACCGGCGCGATGGCCGTTCGCTTCCTTTATTTCAGCTTCCAGATGGCGCGGGCTTACGCATCTTATTACGGACAGGCGATTCTCTCTGCGGCCCGGAACACGCTGTCTTTTGCGAAAACCGCCGTGGTTTC